ATCTGCAAGTTTGTTTTTATTTTTTGTTAAATGGTCAACTATTGGTATAATTTCATTCATTTTACTCAATAAACCGATAGACCTTAAAAATTCTTTAGTTTGTAAAATTGAATCTTTTAATGATTGAATCATTTTTGATAATGCAGGCAGTAATGGTGTAACTGCTTCAACCATGAACTCTTGAAACTCTGCATTTAGTGCTTTCATTGAGTTTGCAAAACTTGTGTTAGTCCTTTCAGCATCGCCTTGTGCATCAGCTGTTCCAGCAATTAATAAGTTTAATCTTGCTTGTACTTTTTCTGCATTAGTAATTTCATTAGCAGTTTTATTTATACCCATGCGTAAAAGTTCTTGTTTTAATGTTGCTTCTGTAATAACAACACCGAACCTTCTTACTGTTTCATGATTACCAACTAAAGCACTCTGAAATGCCATCATTGTGTCTACATCACTAGCATTATTGAATGATGCTACATCTACTGCTAATTTAGTTAATTGCACTGAAAGCTTAGATGCTTCTTCCCGAGCGAACCCCATAGGGACAAAAGTATCTTGGATTGATGATGCCATGCTTTCAAGTTCTTGTGTACTTCTTCCAACATTGTCACCAAATATTTCAAGTTCTTTTCTTACACTTGAAACAAAACGACCAAATACAACAGATGATTTAGCTTGCATTTCCTCTACAGAACTTGCCATCATAATCATTTGTTGGCTAAATCTAAGTGCTTGAAATGCAACAACCCCACCGATAACAGTTTTAATTGTAGTGCCTAAAGCATTAAATGAGTTTGTTTGTGCAGAAACTGACTT